CCATTTAGATTTACTAGAAGAAAAAATATACATACATTCACAATATTAACAGAATCTAAACAAGAAGTTGTCGCTATTTTTGGTGCTGTACCTACTAGAAATAATAATAAAATCGGCACAATATGGTTCTTAGCATCAGATTTATTAGATAAACATTACACTTATTTTCTTAGAAGAAACAAATTATGGCTACATTTCTTAGAAGAAAACTATGATTATTTATGTAATTATATAACTGAAGAACACCAAACAAGCATTAGATGGTTAAAGTGGCAAGGATTTAATTTTTCTAAACCTATGCTTGTAAAAAATGTAAAAGTGTTGTATTTCTATAAACGACTACATAATGTAGTCAAAAATGGGATGCAACCTGTTTTGAACGATCTCGGCCCTACATGGAAAACTGAGTTAAAGTCAAAAAAGATAATTGCTTAATTTAACAACAACAACGACAAAAAGGAGGCAACATGAGTACATCTATTTCAACTGCCTTTATTAAGCAGTTCGAGTCTGAAGTTCATATGGCTTATCAGCGTATGGGTTCAAAACTGCGTAATACTGTAAGGCAAGTAAATAATGTAAAAGGTAGCCAAGCGAGATTCCAAAAAGTCGGTACTGGTACTGCTGTGTCTAAATCAAGACACGCACAAGTTCCTACTATGGACATCTCTCACTCTACTGTTGATGTTACGCTTTCAGACTTCTATGCGGCTGATTATGTAGATCGTTTAGATGAATTGAAAACTAACATTGACGAAAGACAAGTCCTATCTCAATCTGCGGCGGCGGCATTGGGTAGAAAAACTGACCAAACTATCATTGATGTTTTGGATGCAGGTTCAAACTCAAACAATGTAGCACATGGTTCTGCTGGTTTAACTTTAGCTAAATCACTAACTGTGTACGAAGCGTTTGGGGAATCTGACATTCCTGATGATGGACAAAGATACTTCGTAGTATCTCCTGCTGGTTGGGCTGATTTATTACAAATCGATCAGTTCTCAAGAGCAGAGTATGTTGGGGAAAGTGATCTACCTTACGCTGGTGGTATAACAGCTAAGAGATGGCTTGGCTTTATGTGGTTTACTCACTCAGGTCTATCTATTTCTGGAACAACTAGAGAGTGTCATGCATTTCATAGAAGTGCAGTAGGTACTGCTATGGGTTCTGAAATTAGAACTGAAATAAACTACATTCCTGAAAAAGTCAGTAACTTAATCACATCATATATGTCATTAGGATCAGTAATGATCGACAACAATGGTGCGATCAAAGTACAAATAACAGAATAATAAAGGAGGTTTAAATGGCATATTCAGCAAGTAGCTTGAAAAAGATAGCTGGTGGTAGTCAAGGAATCTTCTATTATGATTCTGCTGACGCTATCGGTACAATAGTAGCAAGTGGTTACTTCAATGACGCAACTAACGAACTTAAACAGAATGATGTTATCATTGCTGTAGGTTCTACAGGTGGAACTAGAACTGTTGATGTTTTAGTAGTATCATCTGCAACTGGTGCGGCGACTGTAACTACAATTAATGGTACATAACCAATAATGGTATGGGGGGGAGTTTACTTTCCCCCATATCTAGTATAAGAATAAAATATGGCTGACAGTAAATTTGATATATGCAATAAAGCAATGGTATTAGTAGGTGCTAATACAATCTCAAGTTTTACTGAAAATACAACTGAATCAAAAGTAGCTAATCAACTTTACGAATCAACTTTAGAAAATTTAATTACAAGATGTAGATGGAGATTTGCATCTAAACAAGCACAACTAAGTAAAAATACAACTAACCCTGATGCAAGATATGAATCATCATATGCATTACCAAGTGATGCATTAATTATCCACACAGTAACAGTATCAGATGATGTTATTAAGTATGATAGATATGGACAAAATTTATTTACAGATACTACATCTAGTGATACAGTTATTGCAGATTACACTTTCCAACCTAGTGAGAGTGATTTTCCTCCATACTTCAAACAGACGCTGGTTTTCGAACTGGCGTCTTTATTTGCAGGAGCAATAGCAAGAAACGATCAGTTATCTGAACTCTATCACAAAAGAGCAATAGCCCAATTAGCAATAGCTAAAGGTATAGATGCACAAGCACAAACTACAAGAAGAGTAGATGTAGATAGATTTAGAAATAATAGAAACCGAACTGCATTGAGTAATATAACAGCAGTAGCACCATAGGATGAACAATGGCAAGACAAAGGGTTCATCAAGCTAGTTTCTTAAGAGGAGAACTTGATCCAAAAATATTATCTCGTGTTGATCTAGCGGCTTATGGTCAAGGATTAAAAAAAGCAAGAAATGTAATACCAGTTAATCAGGGTGGTATTGAGAGAAGAAGTGGTAGTGTTTACAGAGCAGACTTAGGTGCTGTTTCAAGAATAGAACCATTTATCTTTAATGAATCACAAGAATATATATTTGCATTTCAAAACCAAGCATTAAAAATTTATTCTACTAATGGTACTTTAGTAGCAACACTATCATCATGCCCTTGGGTTACTTCAGAGTTATTTGAAATGAACTATACTCAATCAGGAGATACTATGATTATAGTACATGAAAACTTTGTACCACAAGTTATTACTAGAGTAGGAGCAACTACATTTACAAGAACTGCATTTGGTTTTGAACAAAGTCAAAATGGAGCAGACACATTTCAACCATATTTTAAATTTGCAGATGATAGCATTACATTAGATATAGATACTGCTACAGCAGGAACAGGTGTTACTGTTACTACATCTTCAGCATATTTTACTTCATCATATATAGGTATGAAGTTAAGGTATCATGGATCAGAACTTACTATTACTGGATATACATCTTCTACACAAGTTACAGCTACATTAGAAAAAGATGTTGAAATAGTTTTAGATGAAGATCCATTTGCAACTTCACAAGGATCAGGAGTAGTTAATGTAACTCATGTACAACATGGATTTACTACAGGTGCTAGTATAGTTATAGCAGGAGCAGAAGATATATTTGATCCTGATGGTAATGGTTTAGCGGCAAGTAATATGAATGGCACAAGAACTATTACAGTTATAGATGATAATCATTATGAGTTTACAGCAGGTTCTAGTGATACTGCTACTGAATCTGTAGATGGTGGAGGTGTAAGAGTTACTATATCAGGACATCCACCTACTACAGTATGGGATGAACAAGTATTTAGTGCAGTAAATGGTTTTCCAAGAACAGTTACATTTCATGAACAAAGATTATTTTTTGGTGGAGTAACATCTTTACCTGATGGAATACAAGCTAGTAAAGTAGCAGACTTTTTTAATTTTGATGTAGGAGAAGCGGCAGATGCAGACTCAGTACAAATACAAATAGCATCAGATCAAGTAAATGAAATTAGACATTTAACATCATCTAAAACATTAGAAATATTTACAAGCACAGGAGAGTTTTATCTTAAACCACAAGTATCTAAACCTATTACACCAACTGATATACAAATAATTAGACAATCAAGTTTAGGTGTACAAGTTAAAGCTATGCCAAAAAGATTTGATGGTGCAACTATATTTATACAAAATAATGGAAAAACAGTAAGAGAGTTTTTCTACAATAGTGGTGCAGAGGAATTTACTGCTAATAGTATTTCTTTGCTTAGCTCCCACCTAATAGATACACCTACTGATTCCGCAACTATTACATCTATAGGAGAAAGAACAGAACAGTTTTTTTTCTTAGTTAATAGTGATGGAACAATAGGTGTATTTACTTCTCAAAGAGCAGAGAAGATAGCAGGATGGGTGTTATGGAGTACAGATGGAACATATGAATCTGTTGCTTGTACAACTGGTAATATCTATGCAGTAGTAAAAAGAAATATAAATGGAAGTGATGTTTATAATTTAGAACAATTTTCTAATACATCCTTTGATGTACCTACAGATTGTACAGTAACTAAAACTATATCAGGAAGTTATCAACCACATGGAACACCATTAGTTAAAGGTGCTATATCTTCTTCTACAACTTTTATAGCTGATGGATTTACAAATGCTCCAAGTCAAGGAGAAACATTCCAATTTGGAGGATCAGGTACAACCTATACAATACAGTCTGCAACTGCTACTGGTAATTCAGGAGAATACACTATCGTTATAAGTGCATCAGTATCTCAAGCAGATAATACTGCATTACAATTTGTTACTAGCAAAGTATTCTCAGGTCTTAACTCAGCACCTAATCTTGTAGGAAAAACAGTTCATGCAACAGCAGGATCAACAGAGGGTGGTAATATATTTTATTATGGAGATGGCACAGTAGATTCAAATGGTAATGTTACATTTGATACACCTATTAGTGCTTGTGATATAGGATTATTATATAGCCCAACTGTACATACCTTACCAATAGATGCGACTATTCAGGGTGGACAACTTACTGGTCATCCTAGAAAAATAGGTAAAGCTGTAGTAGAGTTATCTTCAACTTATAATATACAAATTAATTCTAATGATGTAATTCTAACAACAGTATCGTTAAATACATCTAGCGGTATAGAAAGTTTTACAGGTAAGAAAGAGGTATATGTGTTAGGTTATAGTTTAGAACCAAATTTAGAAATAAGTCA